TACATAGCAAATGATAAGATTGTTTTCACAGGTGGTATGGGAGTAGGTGCATCAGCCAATGTAATTAATGTCAGTGCAAATGGTGTAATTACATCCGTATCGTATGTGGCCAATCCATCATTGAATTTTCCAGTAGGTGGAATGGGATACAAAAAAACAGGGTTGCCAACATTGTCGGTGACTTCTGCGAATGGAGCCAATGCAAGTCTACAAGTGACAGGAATATTAGGTGAAGATGCAGCATTCTCCGTTTCAGTTGACCGTGCGGGTTCTATTACCACAATCAATCTACTTGAACCAGGTGAAGATTATATTGCAACACCTAATGTTTCATTTAAAGTACAGGACATTCTTGTTGCAAATGTTTCTATTGGTAACTTGCCACAAAAAGATGATGTTGTCTATCAAGGTGCAAATACAAATGCAGCATCATATTTGGCCATTGTAGATTCAGTTAAACGATTAACTATTGATAATAATCCAGATTTAAGTAATTATAATCTAAGAGTATTCAATTATAATTCTACACCAAATACAGCAATACCATTGAATATTAATAATAAAAATATTCATATGATTCCCGCAGGTTCGTCCGTTCCTTATCCAGGTAATGTATCAACATATGTTGCTGGTAGTAAAACATATACCAGAGCTTATAACAATTCTGGTATTATAACATATGGTGATGGCAACGCAAAAGGTACAGCAAAATTCTTGGATGGTTTGGTAATTGGTCAAGGACAATACTTAACATCTAGAGGACAACCAAGTTCATTTGATGTATTGCAAAGTGATGTATATAATAATTACACATATAAAATAACGGTAACAAAAGAAATTGCAAAATACAGAGATGTATTATTGAACCTTCTACATCCAACCGGTATGAAAGTTATCGGTAAATTTGCAATGAATTCAAATAATACTGTGACTCTACATGGTTTTGAAGCGGTTACTCAAGGTAAGTTGTTAGAAAATTATACGGGTTACTCATCATCTTCTGTTACAATGGTAACTGATTTTACCAACAGAAGCAACAACATAATTAAATTTAACAACCTAGCCAGCGCCAACTTGGCCAGTTTTGTATTCGGAAATAGTTACATTCAAATTGTTCCAGTAAATGGTCCAAACATACATGCTGAAGTAGAGTCAATTAATTCTGTGGCCAATACAGTCACACTTAAAACAAATACATGGTTGACCTTTGCAAATGTTGCATATGTTTCAGCAAACACCACATCCAATGTCATAAATATACTATCAGTAACTAACAAGTATGACTTAGTTAATAATGGAAATTATAGCAACACAGCTTATCCACTTAAAGATATTGTGTTTGCTGGTGATAGAATTCTAATTGGAAGCAATACAAGCAATACAAGAACAGTTACATCAGTTGATTGGGCCGGCGGCAAGATTTACTTGAGTTCAAATGCAAACATAACCACAAGCAATACATTGTTGGCAGTTAACAGAACTCTTTCTGCACAAACAAATGTAACTATCTTTGGACCTTTGGGAACACAATATGTTCCACAATTGACAACAGAAAATGGACAATTATTAACAACAGAAGATGGCAGCATCATCCTATTGGGGTAAAAAATGAGTACGGTAAAAATATCAGAATTAACTTTAATTAACCAACTTAATGCAAATACAAGTAACACTTTGTTTGTTGCTGTTGATATACCAACCGGTGTAACTGGTAAATTTACTGGTCATACGCTGGCACAGGGACTTTATTCAAACGAGGTGTTGAATGTTGGATTAAATCCAGTTCTTTATTCTAATGTTGCTGCACAATTTTCTGGAAACTCTGGCGGTTACTTGCAAGTTAATTTACAAAACTTTACAGGATCTGGATCCACAGATTATGTGGCATCAACCAGCGATTCAACAAATGCTAATAGTTTTATTGACATGGGTATTGATGGTAAAAGTTATAATGACCAAGAAACTTATTCTGCATTTAAACCTTATGACGGATATTTGTATGTACATGGACCAACCGATATTGGATATTCAGGCAACCTAATAATAGGTACCGCATCCCATCACGCAAATATTGTATTCATGGTTGGTGGTACCATGAGTGATAATGTAAGAGGTTATATTACTCGGGATGGTTATAATTTATTGGCCAATGTTAGCGTTAAAGGTGTTTTAACTACCAGCGTTGGTCTTAAATTTGGTGATGGTAGTATGCAAAATACAGCAGCGAACCCTATAGCGTTTTCACAAGCATCTTATACACAGGCTAATACGGCAACTACCATTGCACAATCAGCTTACGGTAGAGCCAATTCGGAAATCATTGGTACTGCTGCTTATGTACAGGCTAATGTTGCAACAATCATAGGTCAGGCAGCTTATGGACAAGCCAATACGGCATCATCATTGGCGCAAGGTGCGCTTGCAAATACAACAGGTACATTTGCTGGTGATTTGACAATTACAGGTAATGTTGAACCACAAAAAGGGTTTGTATACACAACAAGGGTACCAGCTGGTAATCAAACAACAATTGCAATTAATTATGCAACAGACTCTATGATTAAGGCCAACTTAGTTGCAGATTTAACAGTCACACATAGTAATTTTCTTTCTGGCAAAGGTGTCGAGTTGTGGTTGGTTAATATTGGAGGCAACAATCGAACTGTGACACATGGTTTAACTGCACTCAATTCAACAACAAACTCCACAACATTTACTATACCAGCAACAAGTTGTGCTCATTTAAAATACTTTAATATTAGTGGTGACCTTGCAAATACTTTTGTATCCGTTGTACACGCTTAATAAATAGAACACTATGGCAAATAAAAATATTCTCACCTCGGCCGCAAAGGTTGCACAAATAAGACAGGCATATTACTCTCCTGTCGCTGTCATACTACCTAAAATTACTAGTCCTATTGCATCAATCTATTGTTTCTTGGCCAAGGTAGACCCATGGCCAGATGAAAATGCGCCGGTCGTACCAATAGAGACACCAAAAGAGATAAAGAAAATCTTTAAAAATATTTTTGCTGTTAAAAATATAAATTCAGGTTCAATTTCTCCAGTAATTCAAAGAGTTGATTGGACTTCTGGTATCATCTATGATTATTACCGTGATGATATTAATATTACTGAACAAGATGTAAACGGAAACAATTCTTACAATTATTATGTGAGAAACAAATACGACCAAGTTTTCAAATGTTTGTGGAATAATAACGAAATTGCTTCCACCTATGAACCTTTTTTCCAACCTGGTTCTTATGGTACAAATAATATATACACAGGACCAGATGGTTATCAATGGAAGTATATCTACACAATAGATATTGGTGCTAAATTAAAATTTATGGACGCAAGTTGGCTTCCAATACCTGTTAAAGACTATACACCTAACCCATTACTTTGGTCTGCCGGCACCGGCAACATAGATGTTGTAAATGTAATCAATGGTGGTACTGGATATGATACAGCGAATGCACCAGTAACAATCGTTGCATCTGGTGATGGAACTGGTTTTGCGGCCGTTGCCAATGTGGCCGCAGGTACAATTCAAAATGTTGTTGTGACTTCACCAGGTTCCAATTATACTTTCGTTAATATAACCGCAGTATCCAGTTCAGGTGATGGTGCAATTTTTGAATCAACAGTGTCGCCAGTTGGTGGCCATGGTTCAGACCCATTGACTGAGTTGGGATGTTCTAATGTAATGTATACAGTTGAATTTAATGGTTCGGAAGGCGGTGTTATTCCAACTGATGTGGATTATCACCAAGTAGGATTGATATTTAATCCAACAACTATTGAATTAAGTCCAGCTCTGGCAGATGATTCTATATACAGTACAACAACAAACATCATTGTTTCACCTGGTTTTGGTGTGTATACAAACGATGAATTTATATATCAAGGATCAAGTTCATCAAATACTACATTTTCTGGTTTGGTATTGAGTTTTAATACCTCAACCAATGTGGTTAAAGTTCTAAATACATCAGGTACAATAGCGACAAATGCAACATTATATGGTCAAGCATCTGGCACCGCAAGAACTTTGTTGTCGTACAATACCCCAAATTTTGTGTTAAATTCAGGATATCTAGCATTCATTGAAAATAGAACAGGTGTGCAAAGAAGTTCAGACGGAATAGAACAATTTAGATTTGTTCTAGGTTACTAAAAGGATAAAAATGGCTTTAAATTTTAATGTTGACCCCTACTATGATGACTTTGATCCATCAAAGAACTTTCATCGTATTCTTTTTAAACCTGGTTTTGCGGTTCAGGCCAGAGAGTTG